ACCAATTACCACAAAGGCTATTTTTAAGCCTAATGTAACACCTTGAGCATCGTCCATGGCATCCGTTAAATGGGCAATCCCCATCTCAACAGTTTTAAATATAACCGACATCCCTTTTATCAAAGGTTCAAACATCATAAATAACTGAATTCCCACAATCTTCAGCTTAGTCATAAGTGGAACCAACGCTGCGGTTGCTTCAGCTAATTCTGCTTGAATATCGGCTTGTTCTTTCTGTCCGGCAGCAAGAGCATTGCGTTCTGCCATTGACATGTTCATTAGCCGCTGTGCGTCGGCGACATTCTTAGCGCCGATGGCTTGAGTCACATACATCTTGGTAAATTTATCCAAAGAGTCAAAGTTTCCAACGGATGCTTGGACTTGTTGTTTGATCATATCAATTCTTTCAGATTCATTCATATTCATTAGTTCGATTGTGGAAAGTTGTGTTCCAAGGACAGCATTTAATTTCGAAGCAGCTTCTGCGGCTGTGTCAAAATGATCAAATTGCTCAACCATGCCCAGCAAAGAGCCCATTTCCAAACCTGTAGCTTTGGCTTGTGCGGCAAGTTGCTTAAACACTTTCATATTATTATTTCCATATCTCGCAATAATCCCAGCAGATGCTTGAAAATCACTAGCCATCTTGGACGTGGTAATTCCCACTTCTCTTCCCATCATAACTAATTGCGCGGTCATGTCTGCGGCTGACTCAGCAGAGACGCCCATGGCACGATGAAAGTGATCCATTAGTTTTGCCGATGTTTCAGTGGCAACGCCAAGTTTTTCTAGTCGCGATGCGGTAGATGCTAAGTGCTCAATTGTTTGTGCGGCATTTGGGTTAAATCCTGAAAAGCTACTGGTTAAACCACTTAGCGCTTGAGCATATTCTTTCATCGAGACACCGGATGACAAGGTTGCCTTGTACCCTTCTTGTAATGTATTATTAAACTTGTCTCCAAACCCAGTCGTTCGCCCAATCTCTTTTGACAGATTGTCAAACTCTAGTGCCATCTTTCCGGCAGCAGCAAGAAGGCCAAAGACAGCCGATGCCCCCAAAGTAATAGCGCTGGCAAGTCCCGTAACGGCGCTACCAAGTGCTCCAACGGCAGGGCCCATTACGCCGCCCATTGTAGCAGCAGCGCGTGTAAGGCCGGCACCGAGAGTTGCTAAGTTTTCTTTTTGACCTAAGAGCTTTGTAAGGGAGCCTCCAATTACTGGTAATCTACCAGCAAACTTTTCAAGCAACTTTCCAACACCACCTGCTTGTCTCTCTGCATTTTGCAAGTTTCTTTCAACTTCTTTTCCGTATTCCTGTTGAGTTTTTAGAATATCTTCAATAAGTTTTTTTTGCTCTCTTGTTACAGCAAGTTCGTCATTTTTAACATCTTTTCTTGCTTTTTCGACATTCAGTTGGAGTTGAAGATTCGCCAATGTTGTAGCATCAACTCCAACCATTTCACCTTGTATTCTGGCTATTTCGGCATTAATGTTTCTTATTTCTTGTCTTTTGCTTTCCTCTGCGGCAACTTTGGTAGCTTTCTCCGCCTCTATGTTAAGTTCATCGATCCCGAGAGCGTTCGCTTCGGCTTTAAGGTCAATATATTGTTGCAATTGCTTATTGAGATTTTGTTGGTTCTCTGCTAATTGTGCTGCTCTAGCTAGTTCTTCTGGTGTGGCCATCTATAGATCCTCATTAATACAATAAATAGTTCTCAAAAGAAAATGCTCGGCCAAAGCCGAACATCATTACCTCGAAGACTTCTTAGCTTGCTCCGCTTCTTTCTTGTATTCTTCAATTGTTCTTTCTAACCACCAAGCCCGAAGACCTACAGGTAGATTGTACAATTCAAATAATGACCACCCACCATAATGTTTTAGGGTGAAAAAACATTCATAGACTTGCTCCATGTACTCATCTGTCAGGCCAAAAAAAGTCCGTTCCGAATGGAACCGACATGACCTCCTCATGCTCGCAGTTTTTGCAAACAAATGTTTGTTCCATCTTCATATCTGGAGAGATAGCTTTAAAAGCTGCTCTTAGCACTTTTGCGTCACCAGCGGTCATATTGTCGATAACATAATTAATTGTCTTTGGGTCATGATATCCATTAAAATCCACCACAAAGCGCTTCATTTGCTTTGTAATCAAGTCTTTTGTCATATCCTTGGCCTTACCCTCGGAAAGCATTTCGACCTCATCTTGACCCGTTAACGGGCGTACACAGGCGGCAATGGTTGACGCGGGTAGAGCGATGGAGAATGTTCCGTCTTCGTTGCTTTTTACTTCTTCAGGGTACTCGTCCCCATTATATTCTTCATATTCAGAAAGATCAAATTTAAACTTTGAAACTTCACCACAAGCAGGACACTGTACCTTTGTTTTGTAGTCCGCACCATAGGCAGAAGCTCTTGCGTTAATAATGATCGCATTACGATCACCAATATAAAGAGAGCGACCACTAATATTTGGATTTTTAACAAGATTTTGTATCAATCTGTCGATTGCTAAACCTTTCTTAAGAAGAGATCGGTTCGTTAGAACATCTTCATCTTTAGCTGTCATGTATTTAATTTCAATTGAATCTTCTCCACACAACGGATGCCCTTCTGGATATCTGCCTTTGGAGGGGAGTTGTATAAATTGAGTTGGGGTTACGAAATCCATTGGATTTGCCATTTGTGGGACTTCTTCTGATGGTTTTGGTTTGTGACCGCTCGTCATGCGATCTTGATTGTTTCGTTTCTTCATTAATACCTCTTAGTTTAAGTTCTAGAGCCGGGACCAATTCTTGGCTCAAAATTTTGTCGACCTGGCTCTTCATGTTCTGCCCAATCGTATGTAACGTCTAGGGTATACTGAACAAGATCATCTGATGCGTAATCAAGTTCACCCCAAGATATCTTTGTTATGATTGGATTAAAAAGCGTCCACTTCTCTGTAAAGTTTACATTCGCATCCCCGTCTGTTCCCTCTGGAGCTAATTGATAAATTATAAAAGTATCACCAAAAGCAGCAGAAATATTAGCAGCTTTCTCCGGAGAGACAACTGGAACCAAAAATGAACCACCATTAGCTGCTGATCTGCCATTGGGCAGAATAGAGTTTGCCCCACTCGGAGTGACATACCCTGTCGCCATTAGCATTTCAAATAACTGACCGGAAGTGCTTCTGTTGCCCGTATTTGGATTCGTACCCCATATCTGATTATCGACAAAAGTCATTGTAATCGGTTCCCACTTGGGAATGCCGGGATAGTTATAGCGATGATTAATCATCCTATACTCTTTGCTCTCGATACTTACAGAAGGTTTCGTAATAGTAGACAAGGAGAGCATCCACCCACCATTACCTAGTTCAACAATAAATCTAGATTTTTGTTTAGGATGGTTGCTGTCTGCTTTGAGATCTGTACCCCAAAATGTCATTTAAGACTCCTTAGCTACTAGGTGTGTAACCAGCCTTGAAAATAGTTGAATTACCGGTTGCTGACCATTTAGCCCAGTCGTACTTGACTGTTAAAGAGATCTCGGACAAAGTATCGTCTTCATAAGAAAGTTCGCCAAACCCAACCTTTGTTACGAATGGGTTGTGGAGTTCCCATTGCTCGATTGTATTTCCTTCAGCATCAAGTTGTGAGATGATGAATGGCTTCAGAGCAGCAGTTGCTCCACCTTTTGCCATACTAAACAGAGCGTTTGTACCTGTGAGATACTCCGAATCTGGAAATCTATACCCAGCACCATGAAGAATGTCAAGAGTTTGTTGTGCTGCGTCTGGTGAAACCGGATCAACAAGCATTATGTCAAGATCATTCCAAGTTACCGAACCAGGATACTTGAATGTGTGTCCGAGGAATTTATGTTCCGCATCTCCAACAGTCATTTCTGGCTTTGTGACGGTCTTCGCAAACCACACAACACCGCTGCCATCTCCAACTCCAAGGTCGGTTGTATCTGCTGGTGAAAGTGATGGTGTGTCCATGTTGGCGTTTCCACCGAATTGAATTTTCCATCTAAACTTTCTTTTTGGATCGCCGTCTCCAGCTACTAAATCTGTTCCCCAAAATGCCATGATATTAATCTCCTATATATTCTTAATTAGTGGCTTAGACAAAATCCGCACCAGTCTTGGTGATAACAAAGTCAACCACGATGTACTCAATCGCACGGGCTGGTTTGATGTAGATTTTGGCGTACATGATATTACGATCAATAAGATCGGCAGTTGTTGTTGTATCGTCAAGGATCAATTTGTAATCAGAAAGTCCAAATCTAGATTGAACATCAGAAAGGATTGGATTAACCTGCGCCTTAAATCGGTTCCATGTTGATTGTACGTTCTGGTCAAATAGCAAGTTGCGAGAAACTGTTGAAACAGCAGACTTCAAGTAAAGAACCAAACGACGGACGTTGATACGATCCAGCGCAGAAGCATCTGCCTGAAGAGTCTTTTGTCCAAAGATTACCACACCTTCAGCAGGGAAGGTTGCGATTGGGTTGATATTTACTTCGTATAATAAATCTCTCTCTTTTGAATCTAGACGTTGTCTTGCTTGAAGTACGCGAGGTCCACGAGGTCCACCAAGGGAACCAAGNCCACCGCGATTAAATCCAGCAGGAGCAAACCACAATTCAGATTGTGCTTGAGATTTACCCATCGCTCCAAGTCCAGCTACCGATGAAGGTAACCATACAAGTTGCCCGCCGTTCAAATTATCTGAAACCTGTACCGCAGGATAGAAAGCAGCAGCATAAGAAGAGTTAAGATTTCTTTGCTTCAAAGAGCTTACTGCGCTAGTAACCGATCCCAATGAATTAGAATCTGTATCAGCTGTATCTCTTTCCGCAATCGGAGTATAATCATTTTCTAGATCAATAATTGCTAAAGTATCTTGTCTACTCTCGGCAACAGTGATGATTCTGTTTGTGATTAATGGCTTCTTAATTCCCGGCATAACAAGAAGGTTTGCTGGAACTACTTCTGGATCAAGAACAGAGTCTAGTGCCTTGTTCATTGTGTATTGAAGATAGTTTGTAGAGTCATTTCTAGTTGTACCGATTAGGTCATCTCGAAGAGGTTCTTTCTCTGTAATGTCCCACCCTTCAAATCCGCCATGAATTGGCATCAAGAATTGACGAACATTTTTATCGAGAAGTGCTCCAAAAGAGTTTAAGGCTGAATAAGAAGTGTTTGCTGTATAAGAAGCATCTGTATAAGTTACAGTGTTTGCTGTCGTATCGATCACGATATCATCCAAAGTAAATGTGAATGAAAGCTCAAAGTCTGCTCCCGGAGTAAATGAATCTACTCCAACGGCAAGTCTTCTGAGGTAATCACAGTAATCTGGATCATGTGTTGTTGATGTTGTGCTAACTGCTGGACGAATTCCGTAATAAGCACGAAAAGGATCAGCTGCGCCACCTTCAGTCCCGTTTGCTCTCAAAGGAATTGATGGGAATTTGTATGAAGCTGTGAAGTTAGTAGGTCCGTTTACAAAAGCGGACGCATTTCCACCTGTTGAAGGAACTGAATCATTTCCGTTGACAAAAGCACCAACAAAATCATTTGTATCTGTACCGCCAGCAAAAGCAGTAGCAACAGCATTCGATGACATCAATGTACCAGTGAACGTTTTCGTATTAATTTGTGTTCCAGGTAACGATGCGGTTAACGATATAGAAGAGCCTCCGACATTACTAGTTAGAAGTAAATCTCCGTTTGTAATAGCCAGATCGATACCAAGTTTTGCACGGGCAGCAGCAGCTGTTTGTGACGCAATCGTTTCTATACCCAGTGTATATGTTGTATTGGTCAATTTTGTTGCAACTGAGGTATTACCTGTGAAGGTGAATGTTACGGGATCTTTGGTTCCGTCATCAACGACAAAAACCTCACCATTAACGGCGGAGCCGGTAGCAGCAACGAGCCTCAATGCTCCCGCACCTTTTGCACCGGTTGCGACTTCGGTACCAAATACTTTGGCATCATCAGCGCCATAGAGTAAAGTAAATCCTTTAGGCCTAACTGGTCCTTTAAAACCAGCAGGAAGTAGTCCTTGACCACCACCGTCTTTAATGAATTGCTTCATGTCAACATAAATGATGTCCGATTGGTTTTGGAAGTCTCCATAGGTTCTGTAACGACGATCTGTCTCGCTCCACAATTGGTATTGATCTCCGATTCTTTTAGCAAGGTAGTCAGGAGATGATGGGTTTAAGTTACATCCAACATATCGTTCTATTGTTTGACCAGCCAAGTTCTTAATTGCTACAGAGAATGTTCCAAAGGCATTTACCACTGGATTAGCAGGTTCGGCAATTTGCTCGATAGCAATGATGTAATTCTTTTCAATTTGCTCTCCAACATGAAGAGACTTGAAGCGGAACATATCTTGTTGCGTCTTTTCTTTCTGACATACAACATATCCTGAATAGGCTTCTGCGGCGGCTTCTCTGTGATCTGACCAATCGGTCGATCCGCTAGCGAGAGGGAGAAGAACTCCGTATACTTCACCAGCTGCGGCAGCCGTAAGGCCTGAAACTTCGCGAGCAAACGATTCGCCCAACCAATAGGATTTTCTTTGAGTTGCCTCAACTGTTGTCTCATTAACCAATTGGGGGTTAGTGCTAAATACAGAGCGAACATATTTTGAAGAATTTCTGTCAAAGTTAAAGGTAAGATTGTCTTTGAGAGTATTTGTCGAGTCATAGATTGCTAATTTAAATTCACAATTTGTTCCAACACTTTCGATAAAAGTACCGGCTTCTTTTGTGTTAGCAACGCCAGTAGAGACTTTTGTTCCGTCTAAGGCTATGTAACCCCTGTTAGCATAAAATATAGCAGCAAGTGATCCGGTTCCAAAGTGAGTAGAGCCAGAAGCGACAAGAAATAGTCCATAAGCAGCACTATTGGTAGCAAAGGCATCCGTCATAGCTGAAGCACTAAGTTGCCATCCAGCGACACCAAAACCACTAGCATCAGATTTTTGATCCCCAGATAATCTAACGATTGTTACTGG